CCTAGTACCGGGTCGTTGTATTGTGCGGTCAGCCATGCCACACCGTCTTGCGGGCCGGATAGCGATGGTAGCGCAGTCTTGTACATGTCCAAAGTCTTAGCCACGGTCTCAGCGCCAATCTTGCCGGTTTCCGCTGTGGTTTTACCAATGTCCCCGCGTAGCTTGTCACTTTCCAGCATGCTTTTTTGCAACGCTTGCGCAGGCCTATACTGCCCTGCGCCCATCAGTCGATCAATGATGGCCTTTTGATCGCCGCCCGCCCTAAAGGCTTCGCGCGTAGCCAAATCATCCGCCTCCGCCAATCGAGCCTGCCGCATCTGCATGCCTTGCATGTCCTGTTGGCCCATCAGGTTTTGCAGGGTCAGCGCTTTGCCCGCTGATTCCAGCGGATCGGCAACACGGAATTGTGGCTGTTGAATGCCAAGTATGATGTTGGGATTGATCGGCATATCAGTTATCCGGGTTGAAACTGCCGCCAGCGCCGTAAATCGTGCCGCCCATGCCTGTGCCGCGATTGCGGTCGGCAAGTATCTTGTTCAGTATTTGATTGTTCTGGTAGCCCTGAATAGCCGTCCCAATGCCACCAAAAGCGCCCGCCATCGCATTGGCCTGCCCAACCCTGCCCGCTGCCGCTGCGTTCGCCCCGCTGCTGCTGGCGTCCATCATCTGGCCCGTGGCAAGGTTCCCGGCACCCGTCACCGCACCGGCTGCGTTCAGCCCGACGCCTTGTTGCCCGGTCAGGCGGTTGTAAACGTTGCTGTTCTGCTGCTGGAAGCGGTTGAAACTCTGATCCGCCTTGGTGCTGCCGTAGTCGTTGCCGAACCGGGTTAGAGCTTTCAGGGTCGCGCCGGAGTCATATCCGCCATTGGCGATCGCGCGCTCGTTGAGGCCGCGCCGCCCTTCGTCCAGGCCGAATTGCAAGCCTGACTGATACACCGGGTCGGCGTTCAGGTCGTTGGCCGAAAAGTTGCGCGTCAAACTCCCGTAGTCGGCTGCATTGGAGTCGTTCCCCGCCAAGGCGTTGGTCTGCTGCACTTCAGCGTAAGCCGCGCGCCGCTGCTCGGGAGGCACCTGATCCCATGACGAATATCCGCCCGCCGCCATGATCCGCTTGTAAACCGGGTTGTTTACGCCGTCGCCTTCGTTGAGCATACCCGAGCCGCCCGGCGTGCCACCCAGCCCAAGCAAAGCCGCAAGGCGCCTGTTCGCAGCCGTTCCGGTGGCAAGGTACGGAGCCATCCGCGCTTCCGTCTCCACGCGGTTATTCAGCGCCACACCGGCGTTGTAGGTCTGCGAGTCTTGCAGCGCCCGAGCCGCGTCGCCTGCGGCATTACTGCCCATCATGCCGCCAAGGATTGAACCTCCGGCCTGTATTGCTGAACCAATCCACGGCATATCAAGCCCCTTTCAAAATCAACACTTCATCGACCTTTGCCGGGTCGGTTTCGTTCGTCGCATGGATGCAAAACCACACCGAATCACCAAGCGCAACAATGCGATGCTCTACGCCCGCCTTGATAGTGATGCAGGCATGCCCGACGTACATGGTTGACACGCCATTGCATTCGACTTCCACCGGCCCGCCAAACATGATCGAGAGGTGGTCGTACTTGTGCGCGTGCGTCTGCACCATGTAGCCTTTTGCGAGCTTCTGCTCCTTGGCATACACGCCCGCAGAGAAATGATGCTTGATCATACCGGCGCACCCGTTGCATCAACCCACGCTGGCCCCTCGTACCAAATCGGAATGCCTAGCGTTGTATCAAAGTAATTCCGCCCCACCCAAAGAAACGTGGTCGGTCGTTGCACGGTAGTCCCTGATTGCGTCATCGCTGCAAGCAGTTGAAACACTGCCGACAGAAACGGACGCCAGCCAGGCGTGACCGTTCGATCCATGTTCACCAATGGCCCATCAGGCGGCTGATTGATCAGCGACATCACATCACCGGATTAAGTGCTGCCGATACCAGCGTAATCGGCACCGGGTCAGTCATGCGAATTTTGAACGTCGCAACGCGCGGACTACCAAGCCTGCGCCATTCAACCCGCGTCCCGTATTCGCCCATTGGCCCGAGGTCTTTCCACATATCAGGCCCGTAAGTTTTGCCGTTGTCGCGACTGATGCTCAAGGCTATCTGCGGGTTTGATCCCTGCCCGCTGACAAGGCCCTGCCCTACTTCGCAGTCAAGCCGCAAGCAGTTCATATCAATGTCTTGACCGTCAAGCGTGCGCAAGGTCTCGCTGATGATCTCGCGTTCAATCGTATCGCCGTTGTCGGTGTAACTAGTGGGCGAAATGCGGTAAAGCCTGCCAACATCGTAATCCGCAACCACGATAGCGGACAGGAACGGAAATGCAAACTCGCCGCGATACCGAGTCAGGCCGTAACTCTTGAGCGATGACCAAAAGCCCGTTGATCCGTCATACATCCACGTAAAGCCTGCGCTTGGAAACGTGATCACGTACATCGAATGCCCGCCAAGCAGGTAACCGTAAGCGGTCGCATCGGCAGTGTTCGCGTAGCTGTTGATGATGGCGTCCAAGTCCGGCGTGCTGATTTTCTCCGGCACGTATCCGTTGACCTTGGCAACAATCACTTGGCCCATGCGGTTCTTGAACAAGCCAGCTATCGTGTTGTCAAATTTTGCAATTGACCAAATAGCCGCTACGCCCCATTCGCTTGACGTGCCCGAGATCAGCGAGTACGGAAAATCCACCGCACCGGACAGGCCCCAATATTCCGTGGTCTGCGAGCCGAACAAGGCAAGTTGGCCGTTAGACGCCCATACCGCGAAGATCGGATCAGGATTTGTTTCGGCACTTGCAAAGTTGAGCGCATCCCACGCCAAGCCGTTGTCGATGTCTGAACAGTAAAAGCGACCGGAGCCGGTAAAGTTCACTACAAAGCGCCGCCCCAGATAAGTGACCGTCACCGGGTTTGCAGGAAAATCGACATCCGTGATCTGCGTGAAAACGTTCGTAACCGTGTTGTAGATGTACCCGTAAAAGCCGTCCACAATCATCACTTGCACGCCGTTGTCCGACATGCTAACGCGCCCGGTCGTGGTTAGCAGCGTGCCGCGATTGGTCGATACGCCTGCGTTGTTGACCTCGTACAGCACGCCGCGATGCACGACGAAGCATACTGACAGGGTTGCAAACTCAATGCCGCCGCGAATAGGCGTTGCGCCAAAGTCAACTAAAGGCGCAGATAGTCCTGGCGATCCGTACGCCACTAGCGATGACTTTTCGCCCGCTGGCCGCACCTCGGCGTACATGTTGACCATTTGCTTGGCAGTGACGAACGGGCTTTTGGAAGCCTGCCCAATGCCAAACAAGGGAACCGGAGCAGTCATCAGTATGCGCCCGCAACGAAGTCCGGGTAATTAGGTGGCCTAGCACGGTATGGGTAATCCATTACCGTCAGCTTCTTGTTCGCCCTGCAAATGTCGGCAAACGATTCCGCAGCGATGCGCGCCACATCCGGGTACTCAGTCATTTTGCGACCAAATAGCGGCGCGAGCATGATGGCAAGTTTGTACTTGAACACCATTGCATAGCCGGGTGGAAAGCTAATCGAAGCCCCGGCGCTGGTCACTGCTGATAGTTGCGTGTCAATGCTGAACGTGATCGGCGCAATCTGACTCGGCACCGGCCATAGCGTGATCTGCCCAAGCGGGAACGAATTGACGTACAGGTAGCGATAGGCAAACGGCTGCTGCTGCGTCTTTACCGGGATAGCGTTGTACTCGGCCTGCGTCATCGAATACACCGGATACGACGTGCCATCAATGACCGTGTAAGCCGGATCGTTGATCCGCACCGGGCGCACTGTGTTGAAGTCGCCGCCTGTGCCGATCGTGTATGTAGCCTGTGCAGCCACAGTGTTAAATGTCTGATTCGCCGCGCCGTAAACCGCAAGGTTGCGCGTGTTGAAAATCTCTAACAGGTCGTTAAAGACTTCGAGGCCGTCGCTTACCTCGGATGCGGTCAATGTCTGATCGACGCCTACCGCGTTACTTAGGTAAAGCGCGCCACGGATAATGTCGTGCGCTGTCGTAGGCGATGGCATTACCAGTCCTCAAAAAGGCAAGGGGCCGAAACCCCTTGCAAGGGAGAGCAACTGCAACTGTTACACGGCGTAAAACTGGCAGATCGGTCCAACAGCCGTGGTAAACGAGGTCGGCACGGTGATGGTCGCCGGAATGGTTCCAAACGTGCCTGCAACGCTGCCGGTGATGATGTTCGACCCGTTCGCCGCGAGCAAATGACGTGGCGTCGGAGTCGTGCCGCTGTACTGAAACCCGAGGAAATAACGACCGGGCGGCAGGGTGATCGGCGCGGTATACGGAATGTTTTGCATCACCGATGCACCAGCCGAAAGCACGCCCGCGACAGCCGAATTTGCAAGCAGCACGCCGTTGGAGCCGTACAGCGCGGTAAGCACGTTGTGCGTGCCCACCGTGGTGCCGTTCAGAATCCCTGCGCCAAGCCACGTTTGCGTGTAAGGCACGTAGATTTCGGTGAAGTTCATCGTGCCGGCAGTCTGCGCAACGCCGTTGGTCTCGTAGCTGGTCAGCGCTGCGGAACCAAGCGAGATACAGGGCCAGTACAGCGGCCCCTGTTGCACGGTTGACGGGCCAACGCCTGATTGCGGGACGTTGGCCGAAACGCCGCCGATCACCGAGTACATATCGGGACCACCAACGAGCGAAGTAGCAACCCCGCCGTTGGTAACAGCAGTGCCGTAACCTTGCGCAATCAGCGCGCTTTCGGTGTCGGCTGGCAGGGTGACAGACTGGCCCGCACTGTAGGCCACGTTTCCGCTGGTGTAATTGCGGGTAAGAAGGATGGTCATGGTATTTTCCTTTAAAATACGTTACTATATTGCATTTGGAAACAACGGAGAAAGCCTTGAAAACCCCAACAATTACCCTTGATCGCGTCAATACTCTTGTCGCGTACAACCCACTTACCGGCGCACTTACGTGGCGCGTTCAGCAGGGACTTGCAAGAATTGGCGATGAGGTCGGTTCGGTTCAACATGGCTACCGGAAAACGACCATTGACAAAGAGCAAATTAAGGTGCATCGGCTTGTTTGGTTTATTACTTACGGCGCATGGCCCAGTGGACAGATTGATCACATTGACGGAAACAAACTTAACAATGCCATCGCTAATCTGCGCGATGTTTCGATGTCCATCAACATGCAAAACAGATACCAAATGCGCCGCAAAGACACGGATATGCCGCAAGGCGTTTCGCGCCTTCCATCCGGTAAATTTTCGGCTCATATTCAAATTGGCATCTATCAATCAGTCGAGGAGGCTAACGCGGCCTACATGTCTGCAAAAAGACTATTGCACGCAGGCTGCGTTAGATAGCTCCTATTAGGTCAGCGTATAAAACTTGACCGCTAACTCCGGATAGGTTGCCGCCCATCCGAACAGCACGTCAAGGCGCATCACGCTGTTATCGTTCACGCCATCGTAAAAGTCCGTGACCTTGATGGTAAAGCCCTTGTGCGTCTTTTGCGTCACGCGAGCGCCCATCCCATCCATTGGCTTGTACATCGGCACCATTGCCAAGGTAAAAGCGTCCTTGTGAAAACCGATGTTGGTTTTAAACGAAGTCGAAGCCGCGCCGACAATGGCGTAAGCCTGTCCCGTAGTTGGGCTTCCGGTGACGTTCTGGTATGCGCCAGAGGTCACAATTGCGGGGCTGATCGAGATCGACGTAGCACCGACCAGAGCATCGGCAGTGACCACAAACTGCGCCAAAACTCCCGTATCTTCTCGGGTCTGCGGGTTGACAGAGTTAACCGCAGTACCGTTCGGGAACGTGATAACCGTTCCGCGAGTCAGCGTTCCGCCCGCAACTGCTGCTACGGTAATGGTCGAGCCGGTCTGTCCTGCGCCGCTCACGTTGGTTGCGGTCGCCGCGCCGTTCGTATGGGTCGATACTGCCTGATCCATCATCGGGCGAAGGCCGAAGGCGTCTTGCATGTAACCCGTCCGATACTGTCCGTTGATCTTTTCGGACATGTTGAACAGGCCAGCAAAACCGGGCACCAAAGCGCCGTTAAGGGACGGCCCCATCACAAAACAACGATTGCCGTCCTTCACAGGCGCAGCCATGATGTCAAGGCGCGTATTCACATCGGCCATGACTTGCGTTGCCGCCAACTGGGTTGCGGGTTGCGCACCGGCTGCGTTCAAAGTGTTGTACGTGGCAAACTTCGCCATCGCCAAACCTTGCCGGTCAATCTCGCTGATGATGGTTGCCGCAGCGGACATGATCTTGTTTTGCACATGCTCGCTGTTGATCGAAAGCGTGCGCTCCAAGCCGGTAAACGCCAGATCAGTACCGCCCTGCGAGAGGGTAAGTGGCACCGTGGTATCGACCGATGCTTGCGGCACGGCCACACGGCCAGCGCGCCAGGTATAGCGCGAAGGCCGCTTGATGTTGATGGTCGTGCCGGGCTCATAACCACGGCTCATGTTGCCGGTAAATTCGTCTTCCCAATTGCGGTTGACGGCTCCGGCGAAGGCAGAAGTGTTTTCAAGGATTGCCAAGACTTCCTTAGCGACAATGCTGGAAGTGATCAGGGTATTGCTCATGGTGAAATCTCCGATTCAGGGATGATCACCTAGCCCATACCGCTCCTTGCTTACGCCTTTGCTGAATGTAGGCGTCCATATCGTCGCTTAACCCTGCTGGTGCGGTGCTGCCTTGCCGGGTGTGTCGAGCTGGTGCAGGTGGCTCTGGTCTAGATGCGGGTTTAGGCGCGCGCTGCGTAATTACCGCCGCTTCGCCCTCGTCTTCATCGCCAGCATCGCCATCCGTGAGGCCCGTTGCTTTCGATACGTCCAACTTCGCTAGTGCTGCTACCTGTCTGCGCGGAGAGAGTTCGATGATGTCGTCCGCGACATCCGGGTTTGTTGCAAGGTAGTGCAAAACTTCCGGCCCGAGTTCAACGATCTTTTCGCGTGCGGCTTGGGAGAAATAACCGATCTCCGTATTCACAAAGCCCATCACGTCTTTTTCGTAGGTCGGCACCTCTGCTACAAAATCCTTTTCGCGCTCCGTCCAATCCTGCGCGATTCGCTGCCTGCTCGCGTCTACGCTCTCAACTGGCCGCGCTTGTGATGCCTGTTGCGCATCGAACTTTTGACACGCGCGCAACCATTGCGCTTCGCTCTCATAGTCCTCAAGTCTCGGTTCGGTCGGCGCGGATTTAGCGCGCACTTGCTCCAATTCAGCCCGCAACCGGTCGCGTTCTGCTTCGGCTGCTGATCGAGCTTCACGCTCCATCTGCAACTTGCGCTGGCGTCGGCTTGGCTTCTTGTCCGCGTTTTCGTCGGTCGCGTCCGGTGTGTCCGTTTTCTGTTCATCCGCATCGGTCGCGGGATTAGCCTCGGCTGCGGCATTTCTGCCATCGGCTTTTGGCTTTGCGGCTGCTGGCTCGTCGGCGTCCACCAGGGGAGATGGTGCCGGATCACTCAACAATTCCGCATTAATACCAGACTCTGACATATTTTGCAAGTCCTTTCCGAGCGCCTCACGGCGTCATTGCGGGAAACCGTCCCGCGCGGGTTATCCGATAGCCTCACGGCATCTAAGCAGGCATCCGGCCTGCGCGGTTACGCAATAAAGTGGCTGTCACAGCACCCGGCCCACTGCTCGAGCTGGCCGTTGCGGGTCATGATCGCCACGCGCCCCGCCTTGTCATGCTCGTCGGCCTCGACTTCGGAAAGCGTCACATACCCACTAGTGACAATCAAACCATTCACCACGATGGGCGCGAGAACTTGTACTGTGCATTCCATGATTTTCAATCCGCGAGTTGGTTAACGAGATCGTCAGCAGAGACAAAATCAAGCTCGCCGGCCGCTTGCCTCGCCGCCAGATAAGTCATCAGCTTGCGAAAGGTGACGCGATACCACCACAACCCTGTAGATGGCCCTGGTGCTGCCGGGTTGCCGTTCTTTCCGGGCGGGCTGTCGGGATCGACCACGGCATCCAGCGCCTCATTGCGCAGGAAGTGCCCGAAGATGCAAATACCTTGCCCCCGGTTGA